ATGCGAATTCTGAACTGTTATATGGCGAATGACAGCAAAGGCCATTTTGTTACGGCGAAAGAAGCTGCGAAGCACAACCGACAGGACGTTTTGTGCTGTGTGTCCTGTGGATGCCCGTTAACACTTCAGCGGGGCAATGACGGACAACCACCGTGGTTTGAACATGACCAGATGACTGTCGCTGAAAAAATCCTGCTGCGATGTACCTGGCTTGACCCGGCAGAGAAAGAGGCCCGTCGTTTGCATCTGCAGGGCATGACGGTTCCGGATTATACGGTGAAGGTGAGAAAGTGGTTTTGTGTGATGTGTGACGAAGATTATGAGGGGGAAAAGTGCTGCCCACGCTGCGGTACCGGGGTATACAGCAGGGCGTGGGGGCGGCAGGAGGTACCGTCGGAAGATGCCAGGGCTGATAATCCGTTACAGAGGCTGTAATGGTTGCCTCCGGAGCAGTTTGCAGTGATGCCTTTCCCGGGAATGGATTGCCAGTGCGGGGACTGTGGAGCTTAATTCCGGTGTTGGTGGCCTTTCCGTTGATTTTATGCCAACAGCCCCCTGTGACTGACAGGCTGCCTCGTCATTCCATTCGTATCTCCAGTAACAGGGGGTTGTATTGTATTTTATTGTGCCGGTTCAGATGTGCGTTTCCCGGCTCGTCTGCACCGGCTTAACCAAATTCAACAGGGATAAAATAGTGGTAAGCGTACAGCCTGAACCGTCTGGTCAGAATCTGACGAATTAGACAAAGTGGTGTCCACCAAATAAGTAGTGGGAACCAAAGTGTCAGATATGCAGAAAAATGTGAATCCCGGCAGGCGAAAAGGCTGCCCTAATTATCCTCCCGAATTTAAACAGCAGCTCGTTGCTGCCTCCTGTGAACCCGGGATATCCATCTCAAAACTTGCTCTTGAAAATGGCATTAACGCCAATCTGTTGTTCAAATGGCGACAACAATGGCGTGAGGGAAAGCTGCTATTACCTTCTTCAGAGAGCCCCCAGCTACTTCCTGTGACTCTCGATGCAGCTGCCGAACAGCCAGAATCGCTCGCAGAGGACCCGGAAACCCTCAGTATCAGCTGTGAGATAACGTTCCGGCACGGGACGCTCCGCTTCAATGGCAATGTCAGCGAAAAGCTCCTGACTCTGCTGATACAGGAACTGAAGCGATGATCCCGTTACCTTCCGGGACCAAAATTTGGCTGGTTGCCGGTATCACCGATATGAGAAATGGCTTCAACGGCCTGGCTGCGAAAGTACAGACGGCGCTGAAAGACGATCCCATGTCCGGCCATGTTTTCATTTTCCGGGGCCGCAGCGGCAGTCAGGTTAAACTGCTGTGGTCCACCGGTGACGGACTGTGCCTCCTGACCAAACGGCTGGAGCGTGGGCGCTTCGCCTGGCCGTCAGCCCGTGATGGCAAAGTGTTCCTTACGCAGGCGCAGCTGGCGATGCTGCTGGAAGGTATCGACTGGCGACAGCCCAAGCGGCTGCTGACCTCCCTGACCATGCTGTAAATCTCTTTATCCTGGTTGTCACAGAATAAGCCCGGTAAAATACGGGCTTATGAACGACATCTCTTCTGACGACATCTTCCTGCTGAAACAGCGCCTGGCCGAACAGGAAGCGCTGATCCACGCCCTGCAGGAAAAGCTGAGCAACCGGGAGCGCGAAATAGACCATCTGCAGGCGCAGCTGGATAAACTCCGCCGGATGAACTTCGGCAGTCGTTCCGAAAAAGTCTCCCGCCGTATCGCACAAATGGAAGCCGATCTGAACCGGCTTCAGAAAGAGAGCGATACGCTGACTGGTAGGGTGTATGACCCGGCAGTACAGCGTCCGTTGCGTCAGACCCGCACCCGTAAGCCGTTCCCTGAATCACTACCCCGTGACGAAAAGCGACTGTTGCCTGCGGCGCCGTGCTGCCCGAACTGCGGCGGTTCACTGAGCTATCTGGGCGAGGATACCGCCGAACAGCTGGAGTTGATGCGTAGCGCCTTCCGGGTTATCCGGACGGTACGGGAAAAACATGCCTGTACTCAGTGCGATGCCATCGTGCAGGCACCTGCACCTTCGCGGCCCATCGAGCGGGGTATCGCCGGACCGGGGCTGCTGGCCCGCGTGCTGACCTCGAAGTATGCAGAGCACACCCCGCTGTATTGCCAGTCAGAAATATACGGCCGGCAAGGTGTGGAGCTGAGCCGTTCACTGCTGTCGGGCTGGGTGGATGCATGCTGCCGGCTGCTGTCTCCGCTGGAAGAGGCGCTTCATGGCTATGTCATGACTGACGGCAAACTCCATGCCGATGATACCCCGGTCCAGGTACTGCTGCCGGGTAATAAGAAGACGAAGACCGGGCGGTTGTGGGCGTATGTTCGTGATGACCGCAATGCCGGGTCAGCGTTGGCACCTGCAGTGAGGTTCGCTTACAGCCCGGACAGAAAAGGCATCCATCCGCAGACTCATCTTGCTTGCTTCAGCGGTGTGCTGCAAGCGGATGCGTACGCCGGGTTCAACGAGCTGTATCGCAATGGTGGGATAACGGAAGCTGCCTGCTGGGCTCATGCCCGCCGAAAGATCCACGATGTGCACGTCCGCATCCCGTCAGCACTGACGGAAGAAGCCCTGGAGCAGATCGGTCAGTTGTACGCCATAGAGGCGGATATAAGGGGAATGCCGGCAGAGCAGCGGCTTGCTGAACGTCAGCGAAAAACGAAACCGCTGTTGAAATCCCTGGAAAGCTGGTTGCGTGAAAAGATGAAGACCCTGTCGCGACACTCAGAGTTGGCGAAGGCGTTCGCGTACGCACTTAACCAGTGGCCGGCACTGACGTACTATGCGAACGATGGCTGGGTGGAAATCGACAACGACATCGCTGAAAATGCCCTGCGGGCGGTCAGTCTGGGTCGTAAAAACTTCCTGTTCTTCGGCTCTGACCATGGTGGTGAGCGGGGAGCGCTACTGTACAGCCTGATCGGGACGTGCAAACTGAATGACGTGGATCCAGAAAGCTACCTTCGCCATGTGCTTGGCGTCATAGCAGACTGGCCGGTCAACCGGGTCAGCGAACTGCTTCCGTGGCGCATAGCACTGCCAGCTGAATAACACATCCCCGTCAATACGGCCCTCGCTGTACGCTTACCGCTTATCCAACGGACATCCGCAAAGTGATCTATACGACGAATGCCATCGAGTCGCTAAACAGCGTGATCCGCCATGCGATCAAAAAGCGTAAAGTGTTCCCGACAGACGACTCGGTGAAAAAAGTGGTGTGGCTGGCAATCCAGTCTGCGTCCCAGAAATGGACGATGCCGTTGAAGGACTGGCGAATGGCAATGAGCCGCTTTATTATCGAGTTCGGTGACCGCCTGGACGGTCACTTCTGAGAAAGGCATTTACACAGAATCTTAAACAGGCTCGCGCCAGTCGGCAAAACTAGTTGACGTCTAATACACTCCCCCTTACCGAAGACCTTCAGTTTTATATTTTAAGAGTCTCTGAGAAAGGCTGCCTTCCGGCAGCCCTTTACCCCCACATCAGAACATATACCGGAAATTCGCGTTTACCGCATTATCCACGTTATATTTACCAAAGGCTGACTTCTCAAACTCCAGACCAAAGCGCATATTGTCCTTTATCTGCGCATTCATACCAACATTAAACAGCATCCGGCTGTCCTTCTCTCCTTTTATCCGTTTCTCCCCGGACGCATCACGCAGTACGGTCTCTCCATTATTCAGCAGGTCAAACTGCCAGCTGGTTCCGGCACGGGCCGTCACACTCCAGTCCTTACCACTGAAGGTCTTGCCCAGTTCAACCCCTGTTCTTCCAACCAGCGGACTGAAGTCCCTGTTCTTCATGCTCAGGTCCATATCACCGTCTTTCCAGCGGAATGTTTTCCCGGACACGGCGCCGTAAACCAGTTCAGCCTGCGGCTCAATGAACGTGTCCTCTGTCAGGTGATAGCGGTAACCCGTTTCAGCACCGGCATACCAGGAATGGGTGTTGTAGTGTTTCGTTCCCAGGCTAGCAAAGTTACCTGTGTAATCATTGTCATGGTGAATATATTTACCAATCAAATCGATATAGGCACCGGACTCAAACAATGCTGAAGCATACAGACCGCCCCCCACCGATTTCGTCTTTCCGCTGAATGCATGGCTGTCTGCACTGCTGTCGGTATAGGTCATCGTGACACCGGTAAACAGGTCCACACCGTCCAGTTCATGTTTTTTGTCAAAGCCGACCTGAACATGGGTGTAATTATCACTGTAACCACCGTCTGCAGAACCGGCACCACTCATGATGCGCGCCCAGGCACCGGCATCACCGTTTGTGTCACGCAGGTCACCCATACGTTTGTTCAGATTGTTAACTTCCGTCATGAAGTTTTTATACCCGGCATTCATGAAACTGTCAGCCTTCGCGGCAGCGGCTTTATCAGCCTCCGCTTTAAAACCATCCAGTATCCACTTCGTATTGCCACCACTGGTATCAACATGCAGGGTTGGGGTCACCCGACTGAAACCTGTCACCCGGGTGCCGGCCTTAAACATCTCTGCTGAAGTTCCCGCCGGTGCCGTGACCAGAGGAATATTCAGGGCCTGTCCCTGAGCAGGATTATTCATAAAGCTGACGTTCAGGCTGTTATCTGAACCAGTGGCTTTTTCAGTCACATTAATTTTATCGGCATTTTTCAGGTCCGTACGCAAAACAAAATCACTGCCTGTTGCATCCAGTTTATTCACCGTCAGGGTACGGAATGTACGGTCTCCTTCAGAACTAATACGGCTGTTTCTGACGGTAAGACTGTGGATGGCAGAGTCCCCACCCAGAGTCCACAGTGCATTATGCATACTGACATCAGCCCTGCCACCGGTTATGGCACCATTGAATGCTGCGTTATAGCCCTCAAGAAGACTGCCGGCAAACGCCGATGCAGCCGTTTCCGCAGAAGCCAGTTCTGCCGGCGTGTCAGACCCGATGGTAACTGTTGATGCCGCAGAGGCATGAATATCACCGGAAGCATGTGCTCCACGGGTAATTTCCAGTGCTGCGTTATCGCCGGTCAGGTCATATCCGTCCGTCAGATATACAGCAGGGGCATACTGATTAGCCGTATCTTTAACCGGTGTACCGCTCAGGGTGATTTTGCCGTTCTTACCGGCCTGAATATGCCCGTCGCTGAAAAGACCGTTCAGTGCTGTAAGATGACCGCCATCATGCACTGTCAGTGAACTGCCGGCAAAAGCACCCGGGGCTGTCAACAGGACGTCCGGAGAGGTGATGCTGACGGCACTGTCATAAGCGTCAATCCCCCCGGTGAACCTGCTGCCGATATCCAGGGCTGAGTTATGGTTCAGCGTAATATTCCCTTCATACTGGCTCCTGTCATTCACGGTGTCCGGGACAGAGGTACCTTCCTCCGGAATGACATAATTTCCTGTTCCGTCATTTTTATCCACAAATGCCCTGTCACTTCCCAGTGTGATATGGCTGTTATCCGACTTAATGTCACTGTTCAGCGAGGCGTTACGTGAAAGATGGAAGTCAGCGTCTTTCAGCGACAGTGTTTTCATTGTAAACTGACGGTTTTCCCAGTCTTTCTGGTTCAGGCTGACCGGTGCACTGCCACTGATGGAGGCATGGATAACCGGATGTCCCTGGAATATCAGGGTGCCACTGTCCTGACTCAGGGTACCTTCCGGCAGGTTCACGCTACCATCAAAGATGACCTTTCTTCCCCCCGGCACCTGTGGAATGGCGACATCCATATTCCCGGTCAGCTGACCATGAAAGATAACGGGTTGTTTTGCCCGCCCGGCCAGGATCCTATCTTTTACTGTCTGAACTGCTTTGTTTTTGTCCATGCCAACAAACTCCCACTGAGCCGGATCATTCAGGCTGTTCCCCCACAGAGTGTTACCATAGCTGGCAGATTTCAGAATATAGAAGCGGGTCTGGCTGTTGAGTATCATGCTGTACAGGTTTCCTGGAGTGCCGGTACCACCAAAGGGGGATATATTTCCAATCGTCGGTTCACTGACATTTGTATCCTGAGCCTTAAGATCCAGTAAAAGCTGGGATTTTTGCTGTGCATTATTTGTAATCACCGCCCCGTAATCAGCAGCCTGCAGTCGGGTGAAGGTAACGGCATTACCATTAAGGTCAAGCTTACCTCCCCGGTATCCCCATGAAATGTTATCCGGATTGACCTGACGGGCATCCCCGAGCACCACGGTCGGACGTCCGCTGGCGAGGTTCACTGAACTGAAGGCCTGGATATTACCTGCAGTGTCTGCCTGCTGGTTAAGTACAACGATACCGTCTCCCGTTTTCAGTCCTCCCGGGTTTACACCTGTTCCGTTTATGGTCAGGGTTCCTTCCCCCAGCTTATGCAAGTTGTCACCGGCAACGCCGTTGACCTTCCAGGTTACATTCGTCCCCTTGTCAGTAATAATGCCGGCACCCGTCCATGTTTTTCCGGATTCAGCAGATACGGTGTAACTGTCTTTAAATTCGAGATAACCGGCACCCTGAGTCACACTGTCTTTCAGGATAATTGCACCATTCTGCCCGCTGAATACCAGATTTTTACCGGCATTGAGGTCATTGTCTTTCTGCCCGTGCATGGTCCAGTTTTTACTGCCCTGGCTCAGGGTACCTGTGCCTGATGTTTTGTCGTATGTCCAGTTCAGGGGGCCCAGTCCGGAAACAAAGTCTACGGGGGCATCGAAATCGTCCTGCATAACCTGGTTCAGATAATCTGTTGGTATGACATTCCACCAGTTCGTAGCACCATTAATACCTGCATATGCTCTTAATACAGCAACAATAACCCATTTTTTTTGTTGTTTATCATAAGCAAACAAAGGAGAACCACTATCCCCAGGGGCTCCATAGTCAGGTAAAGGGCCGTTTACAGGATTATAAGTTTGCCCGGGATTAGAGACTATTGTTGCATCAGATATCAGAGGAACTCCTGTGGTTCCTCCTGTTTTAAAAGCATATCCACCGGCAACCTTAACTAAATTTCCGTCCTTGTCCTTAGTGTACTGCGTACCACTACCCACCCGATAAAAAGCGGTGTAACGTTCAGTGTATTTATAAGCATTGGCTTTGGTTCCTTCTGATGTTACCGCTGAGGGAATAACTTCTGTAACCAGTTTATTCAGACGTGGAGCATGGAAGTCAATAGAAGGGTGGTTATTACGGTCAACAAGGGAATATGTATTTTTCCCATTACCAAAGCTCACACTCCGATATCCTCCGTTATGCTTTACGCTGACGATATACTGAGGCGATACAAGCGTAGCAACGCCATTTGAGCTCACACTGCTGAAATCGGCCATTGGGGCTTTACCCAGTCTTCCCACAAGTTTTCCGTCCTTATCATATACCGGAATATCATTGGCACCAGGTACAAAAAGCCCTTTGTTTTCGGCGAAATCACGATAAATCTGATAGGCAATATCGGAACGGACAATACCCGCCTGGGATATCTGAGAGTAACACAGACAGATTGCTGGAATGCCAGCCAGAAGAATATGCGTTAATCTTCGGCATGTCTTTTTTATTACCCTGCGGGCAAGTTCAGAGACAGCAATAAGCCCCCCGGTGACGGGGCAATATTTAAGAGAATAAACTTTATTCACTATGGATTCTCCATGATGTTTACAAGGGATATAAAAGTAAAATAGCTGAAGAAGCTAATGATAACCCGACGTTATCACCAGAAAGGAAAATATAGTTACTGCATTAATGTGTTTTTGTGAACTGAACCGCCCCGGGTTTCCTGGAGATTGTTTTATCTGTGAACTCAGGCTGCCAGATCGTAAGCGTAAACTGACCGCCGTATGTAGCCATGATGCCAGTATTGGTAACGTAGGTGCACCCCTATCTATTTTTGTAGAACCGGAGGAAACAGACCAGATAGTTTAAATGAGCTGGTTATGCGTAACATAATTTATCTATTTTGGCTCTTACAAAATAGATAAAGAAGGAGTATCTGATGAGATACTCCATTATGACAGACTCAACTCATGTGATTTTTCTTAAAGTTCTCTGCTTGCGCCAGTCCCCCCATATAAACATCATCATTCGCTACTTGAAGTGGTCAACAAAAACTGGCCACCGAGTTAGAGTTTTTCCAGTATCGATTTTCCGATTCGTTTGGGGGTAACCCACCGTTATATTCGTGCGGTCTTAGTGCGTTGTAATATCCAACGATATAGTCCGTTATGGCGTGAGCTGCCTCGCTGAAGCTTACGTAACCCACCACCGGCATCCATTCGTTCTTCAGACTCCTGAAGAAGCGTTCCATTGGGCTGTTATCCCAGCAGTTTCCGCGCCGGCTCATACTCTGTCTGATCTGGTATCGCCACAATAACTGCCGGAACTGCCTGCTCGTATAATGACTGCCCTGGTCGCTGTGGAACATCACCCCGCCGGGCTTACCACGGGTTTCCCATGCCATTTCCAGCGCTTTCATGGTGAGCCTGCTGTCCGGCGAGAACGACATGGCCCAGCCCACTGGTTTTCTTGCGAACAGGTCGAGAACAACGGCGAGGTACGCCCAGCGCTTACCCGTCCAGATATAGGTCACATCACCGCACCACACCTGATTTGGCTCGGTCACGGCGAACTGCCTTTCAAGGTAGTTAGGGATGCGGGAAGGGGCAATAACCTGGCATTTTATATTCATCGCTGTGAGTTGATGATATAGCCCAAAACCACAGGGGCCAGCCTCATAGCAGGAAAGAATGTTTCCGTAAAGTCCCTGCAATTTCTGAAATAATCGACGTACAGCCTGGGCTTCGTTGTTAATCGTACCATAATAACGAACTTCGCCAAGCCGTTCAGGTGCAGCAATAGCAACCGCCAACGTTTCTTTATGCACATCCAGCCCGACGTAAGCCGCAATATTTTCCGAATGCATGATGACCTCCTCTGGAATATCCCACCAATGCTATAGTGAGTATATAAAGGTCATATCATCTACGTGTTCTTCGGTAGCGATCACGGCGGCGAGCGTGGTGCACTGTTGTACGGGCTGATCGGCACCTGCCGGTTGAATGGTATCGATCCGGAAGCGTATCTGCGCCATATCCTGAGCGTACTGCCGGAATGGCCTTCCAACCGAGTTGACGAACTCCTGCCATGGAACGTAGTACTCACTAATAAATAAGCGTCAATACGGTGCTCCGTTGACGCTTACGTCGGTAACCGGTGTTAAACCGCGTATTCTCGGCGTGCCGGGACTGGACACCAAAGAGGTGGCTGTTGCACTGGCATCAGTCTGTCAGAAGCTGCGCGCTTTCGGGTATATCAGCGCATGGGGCTGTAAAACCATTTCCGAGGTGAAAGCCTACCGTCAGAATTTCAGCCAGCGTGAGCTGATGGTCATCTGGCCGGATTTCCTCGCATGGGATACGGTCAGCAGCACCACCGCCACCGCGTATGCCACCGCCCGTGCGCTGGGTCTGCGCGCTAAAATCGACCAGGAGCAGGGCTGGCATAAAACGCTGTCCAATGTCGGGGTAAACGGTGTTACCGGCATCAGTGCTTCTGTATTCTGGGATTTGCAGGAGTCCGGCACCGATGCTGACCTGCTTAACGAGTCAGGCGTCACTACGCTGATTCGTCGCGACGGTTTCCGATTCTGGGGTAACCGTACCTGCTCTGATGACCCGCTGTTCCTCTTTGAAAACTACACCCGCACCGCGCAGGTGCTGGCCGACACGATGGCTGAGGCGCACATGTGGGCGGTGGACAAGCCCATCACCGCAACGCTGATTCGCGACATCGTTGACGGCATCAATGCCAAATTCCGTGAGCTGAAAACAAACGGCTATATCGTGGATGCGACCTGCTGGTTCAGCGAAGAATCCAACGATGCGGAAACCCTCAAGGCCGGAAAACTGTATATCGACTACGACTATACACCGGTGCCTCCTCTCGAAAACCTGACCCTGCGCCAGCGTATTACCGATAAATACCTGGCAAATCTGGTCACCTCGGTTAACAGCAATTAAGGAGCCTGACCGATGGCAATGCCGCGCAAACTCAAGTTAATGAACGTCTTTCTGAACGGCTACAGCTATCAGGGCGTTGCAAAGTCCGTCACGCTGCCAAAACTGACCCGTAAGCTCGAAAACTATCGCGGTGCGGGGATGAACGGCAGCGCACCGGTAGACCTCGGCCTTGATGATGATGCGCTGTCAATGGAGTGGTCGCTCGGGGGCTTCCCGGATTCGGTTATCTGGGAGCTTTACGCCGCAACCGGCGTGGATGCCGTGCCGATTCGTTTTGCAGGCTCTTACCAGCGCGACGATACCGGCGAAACGGTGGCCGTCGAAGTGGTCATGCGTGGACGTCAGAAAGAAATCGACACCGGCGAGGGCAAACAGGGAGAAGACACCGAGTCGAAAATCTCCGTGGTCTGCACCTATTTCCGGCTGACGATGGACGGTAAGGAGCTGGTCGAAATCGACACCATCAACATGATTGAGAAGGTGAACGGCGTCGACCGGCTGGAGCAACACCGCCGCAATATCGGCCTGTGATTTTCATCCGGTCAGCCTGGCTGACCGGTTAACCCCGATTCAGAAGAGAGAAAACCATGAACAAAGAAAATGTGATTACCCTGGACAATCCGGTCAAGCGTGGTGAGCAGGTTATCGAACAGGTCACGCTGATGAAACCCAATGCCGGGACGCTGCGCGGTGTCAGTCTGGCTGCGGTCGCGAACTCTGAAGTCGATGCACTGATTAAGGTGCTGCCGCGCATGACGGCACCGATGCTGACCGAGCAGGAAGTCGCCGCGCTGGAACTGCCTGACCTTGTGGCGCTGGCCGGTAAGGTGGTCGGTTTTTTGTCGCCGAACTCGGTGCAGTGACGTTTCCGAAAAATCTCTCGGTCGATGACCTGATGGCAGATGTGGCTGTGATATTTCACTGGCCGCCATCAGAACTGTATCCCATGAGCCTGACCGAACTCATCACATGGCGCGAAAAGGCGCTCCGGCGAAGCGGAAACACGAATGAGTAACAATGTAAAATTACAGGTATTGCTCAGGGCTGTTGACCAGGCATCCCGCCCGTTTAAATCCATCCGTACAGCGAGCAAGTCGCTGTCGGGGGATATCCGGGAAACACAAAAATCACTGCGCGAGCTGAACGGTCAGGCGTTCCGTATTGAGGGATTTCGCAAGACCAGTGCGCAGCTCGCCGTGACTGGTCATGCACTTGAAAAGGCTCGGCAGGAAGCCGAAGCCCTTGCCACACAGTTTAAAAACACCGAACGTCCGACCCGTGCTCAGGCGAAAGTGCTGGAATCCGCAAAGCGTGCGGCGGAGGACTTACAGGCGAAATATAACCGCCTGACGGATTCCGTTAAGCGCCAGCAGCGGGAACTGGCCGCTGTGGGAATTAATACCCGCAATCTTGCACATGATGAGCAGGGGCTGAAAAACCGTATCAGTGAAACCACCGCACAGCTTAACCGTCAGCGCGACGCACTGGCGCGTGTCAGTGCACAACAGGCAAAACTTAACGCAGTAAAACAGCGTTATCAGGCCGGAAAGGAACTGGCAGGAAATATGGCCTCAGTGGGCGCTGCCGGTGTGGGGATTGCTGCTGCGGGAACGATGGCCGGTGTTAAGCTGCTGATGCCCGGTTATGAGTTTGCGCAGAAAAACTCAGAATTGCAGGCTGTGCTCGGTGTGGCAAAAGACTCCGCCGAAATGGCCGCATTACGCAAACAGGCGCGCCAGCTCGGCGACAATACCGCCGCCTCGGCAGATGATGCAGCCGGTGCGCAGATTATTATTGCGAAAGCCGGTGGGGATGTTGATGCCATTCAGGCGGCAACGCCGGTCACGCTGAACATGGCGCTGGCGAACCGCCGCACGATGGAAGAAAACGCCGCCCTGCTGATGGGGATGAAATCCGCCTTTCAGCTTTCAAACGATAAGGTCGCTCATATCGGGGATGTTCTCTCCATGACGATGAACAAAACCGCCGCCGATTTTGACGGCATGAGCGATGCGCTGACCTATGCCGCACCTGTGGCAAAAAATGCCGGTGTCAGCATTGAAGAAACCGCCGCAATGGTCGGGGCGCTGCATGATGCAAAAATTACAGGCTCAATGGCGGGGACGGGAAGCCGTGCCGTGTTAAGTCGCCTGCAGGCACCAACGGGAAAAGCATGGGATGCACTCAAAGAGCTTGGCGTGAAAACCTCAGACAGCAAGGGAAACACCCGGCCAATATTTACCATTCTGAAAGAAATGCAGGCCAGTTTTGAGAAAAACCGGCTCGGTACTGCCCAGCAGGCTGAATACATGAAAACTATTTTCGGGGAGGAGGCCAGCTCAGCCGCCGCCGTGCTGATGACTGCCGCCTCAACCGGAAAGCTGGACAAACTGACCGCTGCGTTTAAAGCCTCAGACGGGAAGACTGCCGAGCTGGTAAATATCATGCAGGACAACCTCGGCGGTGACTTTAAGGAGTTTCAGTCCGCTTATGAGGCGGTAGGGACAGACCTGTTTGACCAGCAGGAAGGCGCACTGCGTAAGCTCACACAGACGGCCACAAAGTATGTGTTAAAACTCGACGGCTGGATACAGAAAAACAAATCACTGGCGTCAACCATTGGCATCATTGCCGGTGGCGCGCTGGCGCTTACTGGCATCATCGGTGCCATTGGTCTTGTAGCCTGGCCGGTTATCACCGGCATCAATGCCATCATCGCTGCAGCAGGCGCAATGGGGGCAATTTTCACGACGGTTGGCAGTGCCGTTATGACGGCCATCGGGGCGATTAGCTGGCCGGTAGTGGCCGTGGTGGCCGCCATTGTCGCCGGAGCGTTACTTATCCGTAAATACTGGGAGCCTGTCAGCGCATTCTTTGGCGGTGTGGTTGAAGGGCTGAAAGCGGCATTTGCGCCGGTGGGGGAGCTGTTCACGCCACTGAAACCGGTGTTTGACTGGCTGGGCGAAAAGTTACAGGCCGCGTGGCAGTGGTTTAAAAACCTGATTGCCCCGGTTAAAGCCACCCAGGACACCCTGAACCGTTGCCGTGACACGGGCGTCATGTTCGGGCAGGCACTGGCTGACGCGCTGATGCTGCCGCTTAATGCGTTCAACAAACTGCGCAGCGGTATTGACTGGGTACTGGAAAAACTCGGTGTTATCAACAAAGAGTCAGACACACTTGACCAGACCGCCGCCAGAACTCAAGCCGCCACGTATGGCAGCGTTGGTTATATTCCGGCGACCAGCTCTTATGCAGGCTATCAGGCTTATCAGCCGGTTACGGCACCGGCTGGCCGCTCTTATGTAGACCAGAGTAAAAACGAATATCACATTAACCTGACGGGTGGTTCTGCGCCGGGAACACAGCTTGACCGCCAGTTACAGGATGCGCTCGAAAAATACGAGCGGGATAAACGTGCGCGCGCCCGTGCCAGCATGATGCATGACGGTTAAGGAGGTGACGAAAAATGATGCTCGCGTTAGGTATGTTTGTTTTTATGCGCCAGACGCTGCCACACCAGACCATGCAGCGTGAATCAGATTATCGCTGGCCGTCAAATTCCCGTATCGGTAAACGGGATGCCTACCAGTTTCTCGGTGTGGGTGAGGAAAACATGACGCTGGCCGGTGTGCTTTATCCCGAACTGACCGGCGGCAAGCTGACGATGACCACGCTCAGGCTGATGGCAGAGGAAGGCCGGGCGTGGCCGTTGCTGGATGGCACCGGCATGATTTACGGCATGTATGTCATCAGCAGGGTGAATGAAACAGGGAGTATTTTCTTTGCAGACGGCACACCCCGGAAAATTGATTTTACGCTGTCGCTCACCCGCGTTGATGAATCACTGGCCGCGCTTTATGGCGATATCGGTAAACAGGCGGAATCGCTCATCGGTAAGGCCGGTAGTCTGGCGACCAGATTCACGGGGATGACGGAGGCGGGATAATGCTGGATGCGCTGACATTTGATGCAGGCAGTACGCTGACGCCGGATTACATGCTGATGCTCGACAGCAGGGATATTACCGGTAATATCAGCGACCGTCTGATGAGCATGACCCTGACGGATAACCGGGGCTTTGAGGCTGACCAGCTTGATATTGAACTGAACGATGCCGACGGGCAGGTCGGGCTGCCGGTTCGTGGCGCTGTCCTGACGGTGTATATCGGCTGGAAAGGTTTTGCTCTGGTATGCAAAGGGAAATTTACCGTTGATGAGGTAGAACACCGGGGCGCGCCGGATGTGGTCACCATCCGCGCCAGGAGTGCAGATTTTCGCGGGACGCTCAATTCCCGCCGTGAAGGCTCCTGGCATGACACCACGCTCGGTGCGATTGTTGAGGCGATAGCCTCCCGTAACAGGCTGGAAGCCAGTGTCGCTCCGTCACTGGCCGGAATTAAAATCCCGCACATCGACCAGTCACAGGAGTCTGATGCAAAATTCCTGACCCGCCTTGCTGAACGCAACGGCGGTGAGGTGTCGGTAAAAATGGGAAAACTGCTGTTTCTCAAAGCGGGGCAGGGGGTGACGGCCAGCGGTAAAAAAATCCCGCAGATTACCATCACCCGCAGCGACGGCGACCGTCATCATTTTGCGATTGCTGACCGTGGAGCCTACACCGGCGTAACGGCAAAGTGGTTACACACCAAAGACCCGAAGCCGCAAAAGCAGAAGGTAAAACTGAAACGCAAAAAGAAAGAAAAACACCTGCGCGCACTGGAGCACCCGAAAGCAAAACCGGTCAGGCAGAAGAAAGCGCCAAAAGTACCGGAAGCGCGCGAAGGTGAATACATGGCCGGTGAGGCTGACAACGTTTTTGCCCTGACCACGGTATATGCCACGAAAGCACAGGCCATGCGTGCCGCTCAGGCGAAGTGGGATAAACTGCAACGGGGCGTTGCGGAGTTCTCCATCAGCCTGGCTACCGGTCGTGCTGATATTTACACGGAAACACCGGTTAAAGTATCAGGCTTTAAGCGCGTCATAGACGAGCAGGGCTGGACAATCACTAAGGTGACACATTTTCTGAATAATAGCGGCTTCACGACGTCCTTAGAGCTTGAGGTCAGGCTTTCTGATGTGGAGTACGAAACAGAAGATGATGAGTGATGTTTTTATTTTATCTGTTTGTTTTATAAGGATAAATTAACTAAAATGGCACCATCAACAAAACCGGAAGAGGTGCTCGCGATGTTTCATTGTCCTTTATGCCAGCATGCCGCACATGCGCGTACAAGCCGCTATATCACTGACACGACAAAAGAGCGTTATCACCAGTGTCAGAACGTGAATTGCAGCGCCACATTCATCACTTATGAGTCGGTACAGCGATACATCGTGAAGCCGGGAGAAGTCCACGCCGTAAGACCGCACCCGTTGCCGTCAGGGCAGCAAATTATGTGGATGTAA